GATCTCACTTCATATGAGTGCGGGTTCAGGTCAACATATCCACATCGGTGATGCGACCGTGACGATAGAAAATGGTTTAGAAATTGATGCGCATCAAATAGTTCAATTTACCCTGCCACCCACGTCAGCACTTTACGGTGTGAAAGACAGTGGGACAGCAGAGGTTTCAATCATGGCGGTGAACTGATGGCTATCACGAACGGGTACTGCACTCTCAGCGATTTGAAATCTGCTGCACGGATCGCCGACAATGTTGACGACGCACTCCTAGAACGAGCAGTCGAAGCAGCCTCACGGCGCATTGATGGCGAATGTTCACGCCGTTTCTATGTTGACGGGGCAGTCAGCGCCCGCACATATGCGGCGAACCGTAACGCTTTTCTGTTCGTTGACGACATCTCAACCACCACAGGTTTGGTTGTCAAAGTTGATGACCAGATGTCAGGATCGTTCAGCACCACCCTCACGGTCGGTGTTGACTATCAGACAGAACCCTCGAATGCTGTCGCGCAGGGCGAACCGATCACCTTGTTGCGTGCACTGGACACTGGTTTTCCTGTCGCCGAAAACGGTCGCACCCTCATTGAAGTGACCGCCAAATGGGGATGGCCGTCAGTGCCTCACGCGATCCGTGAGGCAACCGTACTGCTGGCGTCACGCCAGTTCAAACGCCTTGACTCCCCGTTGGGTGTCGCAGGTTTCGGCGACCTCGGCGCCATTGTTGTGCGTCGCATTGATCCTGATGTTGCTGCGATGGTGGCACCGTACAAAACTTTTGTGGTGGCCTGATGCCGGCATCAATCTCTAGCCTGAGGGAAGGGCTGGCAGCGAACCTGTCAACGATCAACGGTTTGCGGGTCTATACAGTCTTGACTGATAATCCGCAGTTCCCCGCCGCGTTGATCTCGTTGGATCGGATTGAGTTTGACTCGACGATGGCGAGAGGTTGCGACAGCATCGAGTTCACGGTCACGCTCGTTGTTGCACGAGCCGATGATCGTAGTGCTCAAAACAAACTTGAAACCTATTTGGCAGGCACAGGTGTCACATCCGTCAAAACTGCTGTCGAGAGTGATGTCACATTGGGTGGTGCTGCTTTTGATGCACGCGTCACCGCAGCTGAACAGATTGGTACAGTGAACTCACCTGATGGCTCAACCTACCTATTCGTAGATTTCGCTGTCACAGTCACCGCATAAAGGAACGACCAGATGCCTTTCATTTCCTCAAACCAAACCAGAGTCATCTACGGGACCAACGCGCTAGCGGCGATCCTGCGCACCGTCTCACCGTCGGTGAACTTTGACATGCTCGAAACGACGACGCTGGCCGACACTTCAAAAACATTTCAGCCAGGGTTAGAGGATATCGCTCTCAACCTTGACGGACTGTTTGACAACACCACCGGTGCGGGTACCGCATTCACGAACATCATCGCTGGAATCACAGGCGAGTCAACGGTGGCGACATCGGTGGCACCTAGCGGTTTCGCAGTGACGAACCCTGTGTGGTTGATGGGCGCCAAAACGATCTCATATGAGGTCTCCAGCGCGGTTGCCGATCTGGTCTCTTTCAGCATGGCGTTCGGTTCAGGTTCGGCACCAGGTTTGGGTGTCAGTCTCGCCGACCTCGCCGCCATCACCGCCACAGGCAACGGCACCAGTGTCGATAACGCTGTCGGCACAACCAATGGTGGAATCGCTAACCTGCACATCACCGCAGTCAGTGGCACCTCCCCGACGCTCGCCGTAGTGATTCAACATTCAACGAACAACAGCACTTGGTCAACACTTGCGACGTTCACCACGGCGACAGCAGCCACCAGTCAGTCAGTCTCGTTCACGGGTACAGTCAACCGTTATGTGCGCGCGTCATATACTGCGGGTGGCACCACCCCATCATTCACTAGCCAGGTCAGCCTGGCCCGTAACTAAGGAAAGAACATCATGGCATTTGTAGCCGCTAGATCATCATCGTTCAAACTCGACAACGCCGCAGGAACACTCACCGACATTTCGGCATATGTGGACTCTGTGAGCGGTATCGCCAACACAACCGACATGGCCGAAACCACCACATTCGGTTCAACCTCCAAAACATTCCAGGGCACCCTGCGCAATGGTGACTCGATCAGCGTTTCGGGTAAATGGGATTCGACACTGAACACTCAGATCACTGCGCTGCTCGGTTTGTCAACCTCGTCAACTTTTGACTACTCGCCCGCCGGCACCACCGCTGGTTTGCCGAAGGTCACTGGCGAATGTTTCGTGTCGTCGTATGAGGTTTCCAGTTCGGTCGCCGACCTGGTGACGTTCTCGTTGTCGTTGCAGATCACTGGCGCTGTCACGTGGGGCACGAACTAATATGCTGACATGGCAGTTGTCAGTAACAAAAGTTGACGGAACCTCACACACTTACCGAATCGGCGCACCACATATTGTGGCGTTTGAGCGCGAGTTTGGTATGGGTTTGGGGCGTGCGTTCTCTGAGGATCAGAAAATGGAACACATTCTCTGGTTGGCATGGACCGCCGACAAACGGCAGAATCAGACATCACAAACATTTGACGACTATTTAGACACGGTCGCAGATGTTGATCTTGATGCCAATGTAAACCCTACCGTCGGGACTCCCTGACCTATTTGGTGGCACAGGTCGCGGTCGAGACAGGGATCGCACCACAGGCGCTTTTAGATGCCCCTGAGGGGATATTTGAGGCGATGGTGGATGTGTTGCAAACGAAAGCGGATGAGTCCCGCAAACAGAACAGAAGGTGAGTCATGGCCGTTGTGCGCAGTGTTGACAGTGTGAATGTCACTGGTCTCGCTGAGTTACGCCGTGAAATCAAAAAAGCGCAGCAGGCTGGCGGTCCTGACGGCACGCAACAACTGAAGGATCTGAACTATCAGGTGTCTGAGTTTGTGATTGGTAAAGCAAAAACGGCTGCGGGCAGTGTTTCGTCTATGGCGAGCAAGGCGGCGCAGTCGATGGATGCGTCAAGGTCTGGTGTCGCTGCCAGGGTGAACGCTGGCGGTGCTAAGTATCCGTATTTTGGTGGTGCCGAATTCGGTGCACATCGGAACCGTAAACGGTTGATCAAAAACACTGGCGGGCGTTCAACGATTGTGCGCAAAAATGAGTCGGCGTCGAAGGTCATCAAAAAGGTTGAGTCACAAACTCTGGCATATGACCGCTATGGCGCTAGTAGCACGGTGCGCAAACGTGCCCGAAAAGACTATGGTGCAACAGCGGTGAAAGTGACTGGTGTCCGGATTGGTTGGAACCAGTTCAAAGATTGGCGAGGCAACAAAAGTGGTGCGGGTTACTTCCTGTTTCCTACAGTACGACGCAACATTGATGAGATAATAGACATCTACGGTGACGGAATGCAGGACATCCTGCGCGACGTTTTCCCTGACTAGGAGTAAAAAATGGCGGGCACCCGCAAACTCAGCATCGAGATTCTAGGAAACGCCAAAGGTGCTCTCGGCGCGCTCGACGACGTAGGCAGTAAGGCAGGCGACCTCGGCGGCAAACTTGTTGACTTCGGAAAAAAAGCGGCACTCGGTATCGCAGCTGCGACCGCTGGCGCTGCCGTCATCGCCAAAGGTCTCATCGACAGCGCCTCTGATCTAGAGGAGGTTTCAGCCAAAACCTCAGTCATCTTTGGTGACGCCAACGATGAGGTCACCAAATTTGCTGAAGGTGCCGCCAAAACTCTCGGCCAGTCAAAAACGGCAGCACTGACCGCCGCCTCGACATTTGGTGTGTTCGGTAAAGCGGCAGGACTAACAGGCAAAGATCTCGGCACATTCTCCACCGACCTTGTGTCGTTGGCGTCAGACATGGCGTCGTTTGCTAATACGTCTCCGGAGGAGGCTGCTGAGGCGTTGGGTGCGGCGTTGCGTGGCGAGGCGGAACCTATCCGCAAATACGGTGTCATGCTTGATGATGCGGCATTGAAAGCCGAAGCACTAGCAATGGGCATCTATGACGGCAAAGGTCCTCTCACGACGCAGCAGAAGGTGTTGGCGGCGCAGGCGGCGATATTCAAGCAGACCAGTGACGCACAGGGCGACTTTGCTCGCACATCTGACGGTGTGGCAAACCAACAGCGCATTCTGGCCGCAGAGTTTGAGAATGTGAAAGCAAAACTAGGCACCGCCCTTATTCCTGCGTTCTCGGCGGTGTTGGGTTTCATCACGAACAAAGTGATACCGATTTTTTCAAGCCTGGCGAGCATCATCGAGAAGGATGGTCTGTCTGGTGTCATTGAGAAGGTGAAGGAAAAACTGCCTGAACTGCGTGACGCGTTCATCAAATATGCGACAGTCGCATGGGAGTGGATCAAAGACGCGGTGCCGCCAGCGTTGAAAGCACTAGCAGATTTTGCTTATGACGTCGGCCAATGGTTACTCAATACAGGTCTGCCGTGGGTGGCAGAGAAACTCGGTGAAGGTGCCAATGCGTTGTGGGACTGGATAAAGGAAGCAGCACCGCCAGCCCTGGAACGCCTCGGCGAGTTGATCGGTGACCTGGCGAACTGGTTGCTTGATGAAGGTCTGCCAATGTTGGTTGACAAACTCATTGAACTCGGCGACGCGTTTGTTGAGTGGATCAAACCCAACATCGTGCCCATGCTTGAAAAACTTGGTGACCTGTTGCTGGCCATTGTTGATTGGATAGTCACTGAGGCAGTGCCAAAACTTGGTGAACAAGCAGTCAAACTCGGTGGCGCTTTGCTTGAATGGGTAGCAGACATGCTGCCAGAAGCCGTTGAAGGTCTCGGCAAATTTGTTCTTGATCTTGTCAAAAAAATACCTGGTCTATTCGTTGACTTAGTGACAGCGATGGCGGATCTCGGTGCTGATCTAGGTGGCAAACTCCTCGGCGCACTTGTTGACGCTTTGAAGGGCCTCGGTGAAAAAGGTTTAACGGTCGGTAAGTCGTTTGCGAACGGGATCATTCGTTTCATAAACAACAACGTCATCAAGAAAATAAACGATCTGCTCGACTTCACCATTTCTGTTGGTCCTGTTTCATACCGTGTGAACCCACCAGACATTCCAGGCATACCAGAACTAGCCTCCGGAGGTATCGCCACGGGTCCGACCCTCGCCCTCATAGGCGAATCCGGACCTGAGGCCGTGATCCCGTTGTCACGCGGCGCACAGTACGGCGTCGGTACCGGTGGCGGTGGCAACACGATCACTGTCAATGTGAACGGTGGCGACCCGAACAGCATCGTCAGGGCGTTGCAGCAGTATGTGCGTCAGTCGGGACCAGTCCCCGTTAACACGCGAGCCATGTGATGCCGACAACACCCTGGCAGTTCCTCCTGAACGGATCAACAGATTTCACGAGCAGTGTTTTGTCGATGAGTATTAAGCAGGGCCGCGAAAAGTATTTAGACAACTACAGCGGCGGCTCAATCGTTCTCACTA